CGCATCGGGTATCAGAGAAACATCGTTATCGCGTACAAAACGCACGACGACAGAACCGGCGCCGTTTTCGCCGGGATAAACCCATGCGCGCGTCACACCGGCAACTTCCAGCGCCCAGGTCTCGTAATCGTACTCGGCGCCGCCGTGCGGAGGCTGTTGAATGCGGGCGATAAAGCGCGAACGCAGGGCCGTGTCGGTCTCGGCGTCTGCGCCTCCGGACAGCGCGCCGGACGTCACCGACGAATCTATGCCGGCGATCGGCGATGTCAGCGCCAGCGCGGTACCGCTGTCGGCATTGCCTGCCGCGCCGGCGGCGCTGGCGGTGACATTGACGGTCGCGGTACCGGCCGCGATGGTCGCGTCGGCGTCGGTAGTGTACAGCGCATCGTCGGCCCGTTGCAGCTCTGTACCGGCCGGAATGACAGTGCCGTTGACGCCGGTCGCGGTGACAGACCCGGTCGCAAATGAAGCGGCCAGGCGATTGACGCCCCAAATAGTAGACCAGCGCTCCAGGTATTCGGCCTCGGCCGTATCGTACATCACCTGTTTCGAGACCCAGTCGATAAACCCGTACAGCCCGTGCACCGCGCCCGCATGCACGCGCGCCAATACGTTCAGGTTCGAGCGCCGTAACGCCGCGTCGCTGCCCGGAAGGCGCGCCAAAATATCGTTAATCGCACGGGTGATCAGATCACTGAGTACAGGCCGCGAAAATGCCATTTATGCGCTCCAAAAACTTTCAAACTGATATCGGATGACCGGCTCGCTCGGCCGCTGAATCGCCACTTGCAGCCCCAGGACGCCGGCGCGCGGGATACTGGCCACCACATCGACAGACTCGGCGACGCCGTCATCGATCAACCAGCGCAGCGCCTGCTCGGCATACTGACGGGCACGGTTCAATACTTCGGCCAATTGCTTCTCGCGCGACAGCAGCCACAGCCGCGAACCGATACGGTCCGCCGCATCCTCGTTAAAATCATCGCCCCACCAGCCGCGGCGCTCCTGCGTGCCGTCAGGGATTGCATCGTCATCCTCGGCACGGCGATCGGTAAACAGACTGATGATCACCGCCGTTTCCAGGCCATCGTCTTCGGCCAGGCCGAGCGCGTCCTGTAGGTAAACTGCGCCCAGCTCGAAGCTGATGAAGGTCGTCTTGATGTCGCTCATCAGACCGGCACTCCCGTTTGCGCCGCGCCCGCTGCCACGCCGCCGTGCTTGTGCGTCTTCAGGCTGATGCCGTCGGCGATCACGTCGCCTCCGGTCACGACCACCTGCGGGCAGTTCACTATATTAATAGGGTGGCTGGCGCCGCTGATCACGATGCCGGCGCGGGTCAATGTGATGGCGTGGCCCAAATCGTCATAGATCGCCACCTCGCCGGCTTGCAGGCCCTTGACCCGGTAGCGGCGGTCATCGATCGCCAGCACCAGACCGTGGTCGCGATTACCGCCGACGAACACCGCAGCCACCTCGGCACCCACCAGCGGCGCGCTGGTGAATCCGTAATCCTGGAAGCGCTCCATCTCGCGCACCTCGCCATCCAGCAGCTTGACCTGTACGCTTTGCAGCTTCAGCGCATCGTTGGCCAGCGACAGCACGCCGCGCGCGACCATCAGGCCGACCCGGCGCGCAAGGGGCGCGGTGACTTTATTGATCGTCTTGATCACAATTTACCCCATCCTTCCCATTCCGGATTGACATTGGTTACTGCGCCATCGCTCGCGTCAGCCTTCTTTTTCTTCTTCGATTTACTGGTTGCACCCGCTTCCGCGATCGTGTCATAAGCCGCTGGCCGCGCCAGTTCCAGCGTGGTCAGCGCGCCCGAGCGGTCGTCCAGGGTAAAGCGCACCGAAGTGATCAATAATTCGTGGTCTGCACCCAGCAGCGGCGAGGTCAGGCGCGCGATCGTGTTCGGCTGCCACAGCTCGCCGCCTGCGGTCCAGCCGTTGACGGTAATCGTTGCCCGTGTGCCGCGACCGGCACGGACGTTGCGTTCCCAAAGGGCTCGCTCCGCAAAAGTGGCGTTGCCGCCTTGGTCTTCCGCGAGCACGATCAGCGGGCGGTAGCGGGTCACGCCGGCGTCCTTGCTGGACGCGGAAGGATGCGCCACGGCCGCGCCGTGCGTATTGTCATCGCCCTGCGCCTGACCCTTGATGATGTAGTCGCTAAAGCGGTCGGCCACGTTGAAGTCGCCGTCCGCCCGCAAAATGTTTTTCCCCTCGATCAAATCGGCCGGGGCTCTGGCGGTACCGGCACGGGTCAGCACGATGCCGCCCAGTCCATCGGATACGACCAGCAGCGCCCGCATCTTGGCCGCCCGCTCGATCGCCTCGTAAACCGTTTCGCCCTCCTGGATGCTGAACGCCGGCAGCGCCGCGCCGGTGGCCGCTTGCACCGAAACCGGGATGCCGAACGGCGCGCATAAATCCGCCGCGATTTGCTCGATCTTTCGATTCGTCCAGGCGCCGGTCTTGTAGATCGCCGAGCAGTCGACCAGGTCGCCGGCCTTGTCGCGGCCGGAAAAGCTGATTTCGTGCGAGCCGGCATCGTAACTGCGGCGCACCGAATCGATATATCCGGTGATCACCGTGCTGCCCGCGACCTTGACCTCGCAGCCCTGGCCCGCCGCGATCTCGGCCGTCATCGGGCCGATCGGCGAGTTCCACTTGTCGGTCACACTCAGATCGAACGCGCCCGACAGCTGCTCGATGCCGCGCTCGATGCTGAGCTGCTGCCAGCCGCCGAAGCGCTTGCCGTTGACGATCAGCTCCACGCTCATGCGCTCAATACCTCGATCGAGCGGCCGCCCGGCACGAAACCGGGATGTCTGACGTTGTTGCGCTGCACGATGTCGTCGGCCTGGGCGGTGCTGCCATAGATACGGTAGGACACCACCAAGGCCGGCAGGGTGTTCTGCATCGGGTGTTGAACCAGGCGCGACAGATCGGCCGCGCGGATCGCGATGTCCTTAACCACCGCGATGCGCAGATCGGTCAGTGCTGCATACACCTCGTCATCGGCCGTTTCGGCCAGCGTTTCGAGCTGTCCTGCGACTTCATCGCGCAGCGCGATCGCGTCGTTGAAATTTGCCGGCGTGATGTTGGCCAGCGCGCGCGCCGCCTCGATCGCGGCGGCCTGCCTAACCAGTGTGATGACGGCGGCCTGATTCGCTGCCTGTTGCCGGCGATTCGGCGTGGTTTGCGGCACCGTCTGCGCCGCCGCGCCGAAGCCGAACAGCGATCGCAGCGAGGTCAGCGCGCCGGAATAGGTAGAGGTCACGTCGAACAGGCCGCCGACCTGAGCATACAGCGAACTCGCCAGCAGCGACGGTGATCTGACCATTGCCGTCAGCCGGGTCGAAATGCCGCTCAGACCGGAGAGAAAACCCGGCAGCAGATCGCCGGATAAAATCGATAAATTCATGGCGGATTGAATGGAGGTTAACGCCTCGTTCACCCACGCGATCGCCGCATCGCCGACAAAATCCAGCCAACCCGCCGCTGCAAACACCGCGGCAAAGCTGTTTTGGCTTGCGGTTGCCGCCTTGTCTGCCGCCGCTTCAACGGCCCTGGCCGTGTTCGTTTGGGCCGACGGCTCGTTCTTCTCTCCGGACTCGACAAAGGTGATCCGGAAACGCGCCAGGCCGCCTTCGTCGGTCGATTCGGATACGCTGGCATCGACGGCGACCACGCGCATGCGGCCGCGATACGGATGCACCAGTTCGCCCGCACCGGGCTTTTCCAGCGCCTCTATCAAGCGGTCGCGCGCGGGCATGTAATCGTCGCCGAGTACCAGCGCCTCGATGTCGAACTCGCGGGCCCGGCGGCCCATGTCTTCGGCATAGGGGCGATCGCGCAGCGGGTATTCGTGCACGATATTGCGCCGACCGATCACGCCGCCGGCGGCGGTCGTGAAGAACGGCACGCCGCGGAAACTGCCTTTTTGCAGTTGATCGCGCCAGGACATCAGTAGGCCCCCGCCATGGTCAGGCCGGTCGAGACTTTCAGCGGCACTTTCGCATTGTCAGACTTGATTGCGGTGACCTTGCCGGGACCTGTAATCTCGACCTCGATCTTGCCGCCCACGTCGGCGCGTTGCGCATTCGGTTTCAATGGCGCTGCGCTGGCTTTCGCCATCATGCTTTCGACCGACGGATGCAGCGTTTCGCCACCGGCAAACGGGCTCTTAAACGTCGCGATATTTGCGATCGCGCGGCCGATACCGCTGACACCGCTCACGACCGCATCGAATGCCAGCTTGATGCCGCCGGTCACGCCTTCGACGGCTTGCAACAAGCCGTTGACTAAAAAGTTTTTGATGTCGCTGACGCCCTGCTTGACGGACTTGACCACCTTGTCCCAGTTCAACCACAAAGCAACAATGGCCGCCGTGGCCAGCGTAATGCCGAGCAGGATAGGATTGGCCGCGAAAGCGGTCGTCATCAGCGTGGCGCCAGCGACGACCATCATGATCGACGCCAATAGCGGCCCCGTCATCACCAAGGCGACCGCGCCGAAAACGAGTTTAGCCAGATTGCCAAAGCCGCCGACCTTTTCAGCCCATTCCTTGATCAGCTCAACGCCCTTCGCACCGGCATTGTAGATTGCCACGACGGTATCGTATAAATGCTTTCCGGCCGCCTCCGCCGCTTTTAGCCCTGCCTCGGTTTGCAAGAAATCCAACGCCTTGATCAGCGCCAACAATTTCTCGCTGAGAAAACCGAACGTGCCGCTGCTGTTCATGATCTTATCGACCAGGGTTTTCCATGTGTCCGACAGCGTGGACAACATGCCGTTCCAGGTCTTGCTTTGCGCCTCAGAGGCCCCCTTGGCATCCTTGGCGAGAGCCTCAAGAAACAATGCGATTGCTTTGCGCCCCAACTTCCCCTTGCCCATCATCTCGGTAATGGCGTCAGTACTCTTACCCATTGCTTTGGCCAATAGCCCCTGGACATTAATCCCGCGAGTATTGAGCACCATGACATCTTCCATTTGCAGCTTGTTTTTCAGCCATGCCTGGCTGATCTGATTGGTAATCTCAACAAAGTCCTCGGCTTTCTTTCCCGCTTTTGCAGTGCCATCCGCTAAAGCTTGCAACGAGTCGAATATTGGCCCTATCCCTGCGTTCTTCAACATGATATAGGCTTGTGTGGTATCGGCGACTTCGAGCGGCGTACTTTTAGCGAAATTCTGAATGCGCTTAAACACTTTTTCCGCCTTATCGGCGGAGCCCTCAAGCGATACCAAGGCCACACGTAGCTGCTGAAATTCCGCAGTGGTCTCGATGAGCTGCTCATTGAACACATAGCCCAGCACCCCGCCCAGGGCGGTCGCCTTCAGCGCCAACGACGACAGCTCACTGCCTACGCCATGCAGGCCCTTGCCGAGCAGGGACGCGCCGCTGGAGCGCATCGCCTGGTTCAACTGCGTGCCGGCATTGCGTGCGCCTTGGCGCAGTTGGTTCAACTGATTACTGATTTGATGCAGCGGCCCGCTTAGATGGTTGACTGCGTTCAGAATGAGTGAAAGATGTAAATTACTGCTCATTTAGCCTAACCGCCTGTCCGTGCCACATCAGAAGATCCTCCGCGTCCATGTCCCATAACTCGGACGGCGGAAAATGAAAGGTGAAAGCGATATCGCCTACGACGTCCCGCCAATTGCGGGGAACTGAGCCAAAAAACCGGATACCGCCTCGGTGATGGCGCCAAAGTCCTCGGCATCGATCTGGTCGACCGCCGACATCGGCAGCTCGGCCATCGCGCCAAGCAGCGCGGCGACCTTGCCGATTTCGCCGGGCGCCGAGTCCATCGCCTTCATGTGCTTCATCTTCAGGCGGTCTGGCAGCTTCAGTTCGGTGACTTGTTCGCCGTTGACCGTGATCGGGTGTTTTAACGTAATTTTCGTCATATCAAACCTCCTTGCAATCCAGCGCGCCGAAGGTCAGTTTGACCTCGCCCTTCTCCAGCTCCAGCGCATTGCCGCACCAGGCGCCATTCAACACAAAGCTGGCCCCGGTATCGGTATCGAATGAGATGGTCGCCGCCGTCATGGCCCGATAGTCGGCCAGCTTCACATCGCTGGTATGCGCAATCACGCATTCAACGCCCGGTGCTTCGGTCTTTTCCGAGAATCCGACGACGCCGGGATCGGCGACAACGGTTTCGCGCGAGACGCCGCCGTACATCAATTTCGCTCCTTCCTTCGAGGCCAGGCGCTTGCCCGCCACCGTGATGAATACGCGCCCTGTAACTTGTGCCATGTTGTACTCCTGCGTACCCCCTCTCCCCGTGGGAGAGGGCTGGGGTGAGGGTTATAAAATGAATTGAACCGCCGCCGCGAACACGTCGAACTGATTGACGGTGTTCGGCGGGATGATCGCGTTGACGCGGTTGACGTCGCTTGTCGAGCGCACCACGATTAGGTCCGCGATGAACTGGTCGAGGTCTTCCAGCAGGCCCGCGCGCTCCAGATCGGCCGCCGCCGCGATCAGCGTGTTGCGGATCAATTTCGGCGTCGCGATCGGCTGCCCCGGCTGGATCTTGCCGAGCACGTCATCGCCTGCCAGCTTGTGGCGCGGATAATCGCGCAGTACCGCGACCCGGAACGCATAGCGCATATAATCCACGGTCCACTTGGTGTTGAGTTTGAGCAGGCTCACGTCCTCGACGCCGAAACTGTTTTGCTGATACGTGGTGATGACCTGCTCGATCATCGCGCTGCCTGCCTGGTCGAAGATAATCGAGCTGATACCGTCGTGCATCAGATTGTTGCGCTCGGTATCGGTGAATCGATCTGCCTCGACCGGAGCCAGCACGCTCGGCAGGCTGATCGAGCGGAACGGCCGCGCCGGATCGTTGGCGCCGGCAAACTCGACCGCCGCGCCGAACTGTGCAGAAATCACCCACGGCAGGGTCGGCGATTTGTACAGCCCGCTGAAGGTCGTATGCGCCGAATTGCGCGCCGAACCGTATGCGGCCAATGTCGAATAGCTGCCGGATTTGTGCGCGAACACATGCCCGGTGCGCATGTCCATACCGCCCCAGCGGCTGTCCAGCTCGGCCTCCAGCTGCTGGATGTTGGCGGTGTCGGTCCAGCCGCACAGGATCGTGTACGGATTCATGGTGCTCATCGCCGCGATCGCCGCCGACACGTCCGGATTGCCTGTGCCGGTAACGGACGAGGCGAATGCCACCGCCAGGCCGGTCGGCAGGAACTCGCCACTGTAATAATTGACCCGGTAATCGATGTCGTTACCCTCGGCCCCTTTGTGCCTCGCCGTGCAGGTCACCACGCCCAACGCGCTGGAGGCCGTCACCGCGCCGTCCGGATCCGCGCTGATCGCCGCCGCCACCGCCGTTGCGATGTTGGTCATCGTCTCGCCGGCGACGACCTGCACCGACAGCCGCCGGCCGCCGATGTACAGATAGAGCGTGCCGGAGGCGGTGACCGCGCCGGTCAGAGTGATCGTCTGCGCCGCCGCCACGCCCGCGACCAGGTCGTCCAGCGCCAGTGCCCAGCATTCGGTGTACGGGTTGACCTTCAGCGCCGCCTCGATCTGCTGCGCCAGCATCGAGCCGCGCCCGAAATAGTTGACGCCGTCTTGCTTGCGGCTGACGCGGGTCAACATGCCTGCGGCCACGGTGCCGGTGCTCAGCCTTTGGCCCAGCACCAGCATCTTGTGCGGCATCACCGGCAATCCGCGCACTGCCTTGGTGTGGTCGATCTCGACATAAGCGCCGGGTACACGCCAGTCGAGGGGGATGGTTAAAAATGGAATGTTGTCTGGCATGGGTTAGCCTTTGGGTTTTGATTTTGTAGTTACGGCATCGTCCGACGTGACGATCTCGATATCGCCGGCATTCAGGCGGCGCAGCCAGTAGTTGGAGGCGATTACCGTTTCGCCGTCGGGCCGCAAAAATATGCCGCCTTCCTTGCGGACGTTGGCTCCGGCTGCGGGTTTGATTCTGATGGATTGTCCGAAAATCATGCGATCCCCCTTAATAGGACTGGAAAAAACTCAAGTCAATGTATGCTGGTGCGGCACCAGGCAGCAATGAATTCATTACAGACTCTATTTGTGCCGTAACGGCTGGAAACCATAGACCGCTGCCGTCCAGCACGGTAGCCATGCTCAGCAAAACAGGCTGATAGTCCGTTCCTCCCGCTGGATCAATTGTTGCAAAAATTGGCGACCCGCTATCCCCGAAGTTGATCGTGAAGCCCCAGGTATACAGGCTGCTCAAGTTGTGGTTAGTCGCGATGGGGGGATGATATGGATTTACCATTGCCTCCTCATAGGTTTGCCTATTCAGAGTCCCATTAATCCATTGGTTCCATCCATGTATCACCTTCCACCGGCCCGTAACGCTGTTCAGGATGCCCAGATAGCTAACCGGCGCTGGCGACATGTTCAGGCATTGCGCTTGAGCGCCTGCATTACCCATCATCAAAACCGGAAAATCCTGTTTCATGTTTTGGTCGGGCAGATACGTTTCGTAATTCGCCGGCATCATTTTCATGATGGTTATCCGAGGACTGCCCAGGTAAGGAGAGACATCAAAATCCAAATCAAACAGGTGGAAGAAATCCCCTCCGTCTGGGTAGAGCGTCTTCGTCGCCACTACATGTCGCGTCTGATAATTCCCCGCTCTGTCGAGATAAATGAATTTCTGCCCAATGTAGGCCGCAGTGTGGTCACACGTCATGGCGATACGCGGGTGAATCAGAGTAAGCGGGTAGCCATTCGGCTTATTGGTTCCGTTGCCTTCGCGATACACACAGATTCCACTGAGATCGACAAATCCATTTGTGAATAAATTAGGATTTCTGGTAATCGAGAAATTATTTACATCCGCGTTTGTTGTAGTGAACATACACTGTGTATTCAGCCCATTCAGATTGTCCGGGTTATGAACGCGCCAGTAATCGTATGCAGAGGTCTTCCCAGCGACCATGCCTAAAACGGCGTTTTGGACGTGTAACGCTAGATTTTTCTCTTTTCCTGCAACTATATTAGAGACGTAATTATCAAGCTGATCAAATGTTAGATCGTAACCATGACCGACTGTATACTGATGCTCTCGTTTTTGACCTTTTTTATTTGTGACTCTGAATTTGACTACACGGCTTTCTGCGGTGCCAAAGTTCGGCCTAAATTTATGGTCACTGGATAAGGTCGCGTCAGATGGGGACTGATTCTCCACTGAAGCTCCCTCTGGTAGTGTTACTGCGAAGCATGCATCTGCTGCGATCGCAGTAACTGTGGTGATTATCTTATTTTTATGGGCACTCGTAACTTGACTATAGGTGCCCGCCTCGGAAAATGGCGTTATTTGGGGGTTGAGATCACTCTGCTCAAATTGATTTGAACCCCGCACAAGTCGATTTCCACCATGTATAAGTTTCATTACAACTGGCTCCAGTCCGTATTGTCTGCACAGAAAATAAATCGCTTAACTGATCTTGCTGTAACGGTTGAAATATTGAATGTAGCAGCCCCCATCACAGTTTGGCCAGTAGGTGCCCCTTGCGTGCCCATTGTCAGCGTAGTAATAGCGGCCTGAAAACGGATATTAACTATCTGGCCATTGTAAGGGTTGGGTGGTAGATTAACTCTCAGTGTTGCGTTTGCTGTAGTATTTACGTTCAAAAATTCAGTCAATGTGAGACAATTTAGAACACCACCTACAATATCAGCATCACTAAACGTCCAATTAATACCAAGTTTCGTTGCTGGTCCAACGAAACTATATCTTGCCCCGCTATTCCCAGATGGGGCGTTAGGTAATGCTGGTAATGAAGTAAGTGAAGATTGATCTGCCTTTCCGGCAGTAATTTGAAAATCAGTACTCTTCGACACCGTTCGGTCACCGGACAGGAACCAGTTCGCACTCGCTTGGATAGCAAATCCATTAGAAAAAGCAATGACTGACAAGACCCCACCGGCATCACCAAACGGTATTGTTGTCCAAGTTATGCCATCGACCGATTGCGCGATTGTGCCAGCAGGGGCACCTGGCATTACCAATTTAAAATCATTGCCTGCAATCTGACTGCTGAAACTTATTGTGGATGGTAACGTCGTCACCACCCAATTACCCAAAGTGTTTTGAACCCTGTCATAAGACGCTACATAAGCGACAGTTGAGTTTAGGGTGCCTATTAATACTACATTGCCACTCATACAAACAAACGGAGTAGCACCGAGAGCAGCTGGCACATTTTTCGCTACCCAACCACTAACCCCTGCAGTATTTATATATACCGCCACATTCACCGTATTAGGTATTGCCGAAATAGCTAAAGGGGAGGTGTACGCGTACTGATCTGCCACAGGCAGCGTCCAAACACCTGCGGTAGGTAATGGTTTAGATGTGGCAGTCTTGGCTGCTAAATCAATTTCTGAGCATGTTGTTCCT